ATGCCCCTTGAAATGGTTCTGATCTATTATCATACTTGAATCCTAAAAGATCCAGACCTTTAACGTAGGACTGTTCCCAGTCCTTTCTGGACATTTTATAATCTGTATAATTTTGTCTTAATTGAATTCCAATTGGGTCTAAAACTGTTTCTGGAAGTATATCTGCTAGATTATCAAAGTGCGTGTTTGACTGTGCCTGGTTCACGGCACTTGGTTCAAAATTAACCGTTGCACCACCTTCTTGATCAGGTGTTACTTCTACTGGTTGTCGTTGCTCCGTAATGTCGACATCGGTTGGTGCCTGCGCCGGTGGTATTGCAACTTCGTGTCGAATGTTAGGGAGTGATTTATCTATGTCTGCCATTTATACTCCTAATAATCTTTATCATTAATATATAGTGAACGCAAGCCTTGAGACATGGGTCCTCCAGTTGGTGGTAATGCACTTGGTTTACGTATTCCTGCTATACCACCACCCATATAACCTGCTCTACCACCAGTTGCTCCTTCAAACATGTAGGCATATTTAGGAAACTTGGTTAAAAAATTTTGTATTAATTCAGGTGGAAGATCTTGCTTGTCATAAATAGTTAGCCCTTTTCCTCCAGTTTCCTGTTCCCAGAATCTTTCAAGTTCTTTCCAGTTAGGAGAATCTTCAGTAAGCTCATCTAATTTTTTTTGTCTTTGTAATAATGCCTGCTCCGACATATCCAATGCACCAGCCGGTCTTTCCCATAAATTTCTTTTTATCCAATTCCATTCTTCTCCAGAATAAGGATCGGCAGATGTCCATGTTCTTTTTTTATGAAATTTATCTGTTATATAATCTCTGATTCTTTCGTCTAATGCTCCATAAGATGCTCCTGTTGGATCTGCTTCTTTCCATTTTTCAAAAACATCTTCTCCTTTAGCCGTAACATCTTTAATTCTTTTTTCTATTTGTGGTGTTATTTGAGTTTTAGACCAATTAATATCAGAGGCCATATCCTGAAAAAAATCCGTACGACCTTGTGCAGCTATGTTTTTTTTATAAGTAGGAAAATCAAAACGGGAAGCATGTAATAATTTATCCAATTCATTTTGCTTAGTAGCTTCATCCCATTTCTGACCAAAAAGTTGTTCTTGAAGCGCTCCTTCTTTATTAATTAATCCTCCTATTGTTTCTAATTGTCTGAAAAGATCTTGATCTTTTTCAGGAACACCTTCAAATAAATGCCATTCTCTATCTCTATAATGTTTTCCAGGAATAAACCATAAGCCTTCATTAACTGCCTCACCTAAACTTGCACCTTTAGTCCATTCATTTCTTCCAGCCAGCCATGAATACCACGCTTCCCCGCCTAATAATGTTACTGGATTAGATGCATATGCTGCAAACGAACCAATTCTTGCAACATTTTTTCCTGCTCTAATTTTTCTAGCATTATCCAAAAGAGATCTTCCTAAAGTCAAAGCGTCTTTAGATTTTAAATATTGTTCTACTCCTGGTATTTTTGCAACTTTATTTAAATATGCTTGGGGATCTGCTTCAGCAAATGCTTTACCACATAAACCTCCGCCACCCCCTGAAAATTCAGTCTTACATATTTTTATATTTTTATATTTTTTAGATTTATTTAACATTTCATGAGTTAATAAAGCTCCACCTCTTTTAGAATTTTTTACAACTCCTTTAAAATCTTTTCCTAACATTGTTTTAATAGCTTTTGGATCACCCTTTTGTACTTCGTAAAGTGTAGGCATCTTTCTCATTGTTTCAGGAGCACCGAAAGTTTTTAAATAACGCAACTCTCTTGTTTCACCAGCAACATCCAAACCATGACCCAGTAATTCATTTAATCGTTTTTTCCCAAATACTTTCTCAGCAGCATTGGCTCTAAAATCAAATCCAGGTAGAATTTTGGAAACCTGTGGTTTTAATTTAGAATCTACACCTTCCAACCAATTTTTTCTCCAATCTATCCATTCTTTATTTAGTTTTTTAGCTTTGGTTACATTTGGTTTTGGACCAGATAAAGAAGATTTTATTTTTCCTTCAAATTCTCCATATTTTTTCAATAAGGAAGCGTGTTTTGTTTGATTAAATTTTCCTTCCATTAAATTTACAAACTGAGTTGAAGTATAACTTCCATGCTGAGCCCCACTTCCCATTCCTGTTAATTCATTCAAATTAAAACCCGCCTGTTTATTTTTTATATAAAATTTTACACCATGGTCTTTTAAGATTGCTCTTGCATTTTTTCTCCATGTATTTAATGATTGTCCTTTTGTATATTCAGGCAAACCCTCTTTAACTATTTCCAAATTAATTTTATAGTTAGCACCCCCATAAGCAGTATCAAAACCTGCTCCTTGAAATTTATCTAGAATACCCTTTGCAGCTTTTTTATCAGCAATAACATTGGTTGATATATATTTACCATTGGTTCCTATAAAATTAGTACCATTCATTATCTGAGAAATTCTTCTAGTTGCTGTTGCAGCAGCATGGGGAGTCATATCAAATTTTCCTCCCATTTTTTTAATTACTTCTTCAATTGGCGGAAAAGTTCCTTTAGCATAATGAGACTCTCCATATACTTTCCATAGTTTATTAATATTTGTAACAGTATTTGGTCTTATGGTAACATCAGGAGTCTTAAACACTTTAACAAATTCTTCTGTTAATTTTTTACCAGGCTCTTTAATAAAAAGACCTCCTCCCCCTGCTTGTGAAAATTCTAAATTCACAACATGTTTTTCTAAATTTTTCTTAAACCAAGATCTATTAAATTTTCTTCTACCTGATGTTGAAGTAAAATTCATTTGAGTCCTATAATGATCTGGAACACCATGCTTTGCAAAGAATTCTTCTAATGGAATATGTCCTGTTTTTCTTACATCTTTTAATGCAGCTTTTCTTTCAAGATACCTTGGATAATCTCTAGATTTAATAACACCTCTTTTGCTTTTTCCTAATTCATCAAATGGACCATATTTTTCTAAAGGAGTTTGTCCTTTTATATCAGCAGTTTCATACCATGTTTTAAAATCTCCTGAGTAAGTTCCTGATTTTAGTTTGACCTTTTCAGCATACCCTGGCCGTGATCCGTCAACCGTGGGCGCAACTAACTGACCATCACCATACCCGATCCGTCCACCGTGAGCATTTTTCTTACGACCTTCAAAAATTTCATCTATATTTGCTTTATTCATGTCGTCGA